TCTTCGCTTTTTTGCGCGTCGGTTTATGAAAAAAGGGTGGCGTAGATACTGGACCCTGAGCGGTCGTCGTGCGGCGTGGGGTGGATTCGGGGTGCTGAAACCCACGCTGGAAACAGTTTCTTAGGTGATCTGTCACCTAGGGTGGACACGAAAAAGGGGGTGAAATGATGTCGATCTCGAGACGCCTATTCCTCGGCCGCGCCGTCCCGGCGATCGCGGCCGCTCCGCTCCTCAAGCACGTAGAGGACCTCGACCTCGAACTCGACGAGCCGCTCGAGCTCCGCGAGGGGGACGTCCTGGTCGTCCTGGTTCCGGAGCGATTCGAGACATCGCAATCGGAGCTCGATGGGATCCGCGATCAACTTCGTCGGGATGTGTGGCCGGACGTGCTCGTGGTCCCGCACGGCGTCGAGTTCGAGGTCCTCCGGCGGTCGCTATGAAGGCCCCGCGGAACCGGATCCGGCGCCACGCCCGGAAGCCGGCGGCTCCTCGCCAGCGGCCGCCGCGGCCCGACCATGTCACGGTCGGGCTCCGCGAGTTCGGCCTCGGAGGGATTGGCGACCTCGAGCCTCGCTTCGGGGTGGGGCTCGTGTGCCGGATATGTGGGTGTACCGATGCGGATTGTTCCGGCTGTATTGATCGGACGGGCTCGCCCTGTTGGTGGGTCGACACCTACAACCTCCCGGAGGCCGGGCCGGTTTGCTCGGCGTGCTACTTCGGGACCGGGGAAGTCGAGCCGCACGGCATCTTGACCCGTCGCAAGCTCCGCTGGATGCGGGTCGCGTACTGGTTCCATTGCCGGTTCCGGGTCTTCGGCTGGATCTTTCGCCTCCTTCGGCGATAGATTGGGGCGTCCAGCGCGACGGTCCCCTTTCATGTCCCCCCCGAAAGTGAGGCTACTTGAGTGACGGTGAACGGGTCGGGATCCTGGAGACGAAGGTGGACGCGGTAGTGGGCGACGTTGCGGACCACGAGCTCCGGATCCGGGTGAACGAAAAACTTGGCTACAAGATGCTCGGCGTCTCGGCCGCGGGCGCCTTCCTTGGTGGCGCGCTAACGATGCTCATCGCGTTCCTCGCGACCCAATGAAACGCGGCCCGAACGACATCGCGGAAGCCTTTCAGTTAGTCGAGAAGGTGATCGCCGAAGATGAGTCTGGACGCTTCTGTTGGTTCCAGCTCTCGAACGGTGCGATCGGCCAAGAGTGGCAAAACCTTGAGGTACCGGACGGCAAGTGGGGCGCGTGTTTCGATTATGCGTTCCATCCGGTCAAAACTTTCGCTATCGGCGACACGCCGAGCGAGGCCATCCGTGCGGCGGTAGCCCAGGCCGAACGGGTCGCGCAAGAGGAGCCCTAGCCGATGGCGAAGCGCGGGCCCAAAGGCTCCCACATCCAGCTCGTCGGCGCGACCGAATCCGCGGATGCGACCGTGGCCACCCCAACCGACGGTAAGCTGTGCGTCGGCCGGACGAAGAGGGGCCACTTTTGCCGGAAGCCGGCCGGCCAGGGGACGGAGCATCCCGGCGTCGGCAACTGCAGGCACCACGACGGCCAGGTCGAAGAGGGGAGTCCGTGTCCGCTCCCGCTCACCGACCTCGAGAGCCGGCTATGGGACCAGATCGTCGCGCAACTCACCGCGCTCCGTCTCTTCCGGCTCGCCTTCTGGCCGCACATCTACGGCCTCGTGATCGCGCTCGCCGGACTCCACACCGCCCGCCAGTCGGCGATCGGCGCGACGGCGACCGTGAAGGGCGCGAACGGGGCGATAAGGAAACACCCGAGCTCGACGGTCACGAACCAGATGCTCGCGCAGATCCGGCAGTTCTCGAACGATCTCGGACTCAACCCGTCGGCGCTGGCGGCGATGGACCTCGGAGGCGACCCGACGAAACCGCGCTCGAAGATGGAGGGATACATCCGGGGTAGGCGGTGATGTGTGAGTGGGGGGACACTATCCCGGTTGAGGTAACCATCCCGGCGGACCTGAGTCACACAGGCCGAGAGCGCCGGAAGCTCGTACAGGTCGACCGTTGTATAGCATCGGCGGTACAAGTTCTCGATGCGGCTGGCTTTATCATGCGCGGCTCGTGTTGCGGCCACGGTCGGTCAACGGGAGAAATCTTACTGGATCCACGTAGACCATGATCGAGATCCCCTTCTCCCCCGATGACGCGATCGGTCGCAAGGGCCGAATCACTTGGCGGCACGATCCACGAGGCGAGCGTGGCGGCCGTCCCGTCGAGCTCCAAACCGACGGTGCGGGGCACCTCATCGAGGTCCCACTTTGCCGGGGCTGCTACCGCCCACTAGCGAACCCGCGTGCATGGTGGTGCCCGCCGTGTAGGAAGAAGCAACGCGCGGTCTATCGTCGCCAATACGCCGAGTCCCACCGTGAAGAACGGGCCGAGTATGAGGCGCGGAACCGGGAGACGATCCGCCAATCTCACAGTAGGTCAACCGCCAAACGGCGGGTGGCGGCGAGGCAATTCGCGCACGACTGGCAGACGAAGTACGTCGGGCTCCATTGCTCAACGCCACGCTGCCAGAGCTGCGGAGACGAGGTGCCCTACGTCGGCATGGGCCGCCCGCGGCTGGACGACGAAGGTAGATGTCGGAAGTGCCGGCCATACCAGAAGCCGAAGTGGAATCGGCCGTGATCGAGCTCCCCTCATTCCCGCCGCTCACGCCCGAAGGTGCGAAGGACGCGGACGACGCGATCGGCTTCCTGCAGGAGCTCAAGCAATCGAAGGGGCGATGGTACGGGAAGCCGCTCGAGCTGCTCCCCTACCAGACCGTCAACCTCCGCGAGCTCTTCGGCCGGCGCGATCCGTCGACGGGCCTCCGTCAGTACCGGACCGCGTTCTTCTTCACGCCGAAGAAGGCGGGCAAGTCGACGCTCGCGGCCGGCCTCGTGTGCAAGCTCGCCTTCGCCGACCAGGAGCTCGGCGCCGAGGTCTACGGGGCGGCCTACGACAAGGACCAAGCGAAGATCGTCTTCAAGATCGCGCAAGCTATGGTCGAGCAGCACGAGGGCCTCCGCGAGCTCGCGAAGATCAAGGCGTCGCAATCGCTCATCGAGATCCCGTCGACGCGCTCGCACTACGCGGCGCTCGCGCACGACACCGAGGGGTCGCACGGCTTCAACATCCACGGGCTCGTGATCGACGAGTTCCACACGTGGAAGGACGCCGGGCTCTACCAGACGCTCCAGAAGGGGACCGCCTCGAGGGACCAGCCGCTCACGATCGTCATCACGACGGCCGGCATCTTCGATCCGGAATCGCCGTGCTGGAAGATGTACGACTACGCGTGCAAGGTCCGCGACGGGATCATCGAGGACCCGACCTTCCTGCCGGTCATCTTCGAGACGCCGAAGGACGAGCACGGCGAGGAGCTCCTGGAGTGGGACGACCCGGAGGCGTGGGCGATCGCGCAGCCGGGCCTCGGCACGACGGTCCTCGAGGCGTTCTACGAGGAGCAAGCGCGGACGGCCGCGAATATGCCGAGCGAGGTTCTCTCGTTCAAGCAACTCCTCCTGAACCAGTGGCCGGAGCAGCTCAAGGGCTGGCTCGACATGCGGAAGTGGAAGGAATGCGGGGAGCTCGACTACCGCGAGGAGGACTTCTACGGGATGGACGCTTGGCTCGGGCTCGACCTCGCGTCGACGAAAGACCTCACCGCGGCGACGCTCGTGATCCCACTCGGTGACGAGACGGTCGCCGTCGTGTGCCGGGTCTTCTGTCCGGCCGACACGATCAAGCGGCGCTCGAGCGAGGACAACGTCGGGTACGACCGATGGGCGAACGAGGGGTGGCTCACGAAGACGCCGGGCAACGCGACCGACTACGGCTTCGTCCGCGAGGAGATCGGCCAGCTCGCCGAGAAGTTCGTCATCCGGGAGATCAACCCAGATCCGTGGAACGCGCTCCAGCTCTCGACCGAGCTCCACACCGACGGCTTCCGCGTCGTGAAGATCCCGCAAACGATCGCCCACATCTCGCACCCGGCGAAGGAGCTCGAGCGGCTCGTCGCGACGACCAGGTTGAGGCACGGGAATAATCCGATCCTGACATGGTGCGCCTCCAATGCTACTGTACGCATGGACGCGAGCGGCAACATCAAGCCCGACAAGGGCCGCTCGAAGGAGAAGATCGACCCGATCACGGCGCTCGTGAACGGACTCGCACGGGCCCTCGTGGGCCAGGTCAAGCGGCCGCCGTGGCTCATCTCAGCGGGGTAACGCGATGACATTCGGCAAGCGGATAAGCGGCTGGCTCCGGCGGCTCACGGGGATCCGGGCCGACACGTTCATCTCGGTCGACGAGATCCAGCAAGGTCGATCGGGCGCCGGCAAAGTCGGTCAGGGCATGGACTCTAACGTCGTGATGGCGCCGATCCAATTCATCCAACGCACGTTTACACAGTCCGTTCCGATCGTCGAGGAGAAGGCCGACGGCCGGAAGTGGACACCGCTCGACGAGCATCCACTCGAGGCGCTCCTCGCGGAACCGAATCCATTCTACGATGGCGACACCCTCGCGAAGGCGTACCTCTTGAGCTGGTTCATCGACGGGAACGCCTACCTTCTCAAGGCCCGGAACGGGCTCCGCGGCGTCGCGCATCTTTGGTACATCCCACACTGGCTCATCGGGCCGGAGTGGAGCCGTGACGGGCGCGGCCCGTTCATCACGCACTACGACTTCAACCCGGACGGGCGGGGGAAACAGAAGGTCCCGGTCGAGGACGTCGTCCATCTCCGCGTCGGGCTCGATCCGAGGAACCCGCGGAAGGGGCTCAGTCCGATCAAGGCGGCGCTCCGCGAGGTTCTCACCGACGAGGAGGCGTCCGCGTTCTCCGCCTATCTCCTCGGCAATATGGGCGTACCCGGTGGGATCATCTCGCCGAAGACGGCCGACGTCCAGATGAGCACGGACGACATCGCGGACATGAAGGCGTATATGAAGAGCGGCTTCACCGGGAAGAAGCGCGGCGATTGGGCCGTGTTCGGGCAGCCGACCGAGGTCCAACAGTTCGGCTTCGACCCGAATCGGCTCATGTTGGGCCCGCTCCGCGACATCTCGGAGGAGCGCATCTGTGCGATGCTCGGCGTCCCGGCCGCGGTCGTAGGGTTCGGTGCCGGCCTCCAGTCGACGAAGGTCGGCGCGACGATGCGCGAGCTCGTGAAGCTGGCGCGGGTGAACTGTATCGAGCCGACGCAAAGCACGATCGGCCGCCAGGTCGGCGGCCAGCTCCTCCCGGACTTCGAGCCGGAGCCGGAGCTCTTCCGGGTCACGTACGACAACTCCGGCGTCTCGATGTTCCTCGAGGACCAGGACGCGATCGCGAAGCGGTCGGGCGAGCTCTACGCGGCCGGCCTCGCAACGCGGGACGAAGCGCGCGGGATGGTCGGCCTCGACCCGGTCGGGGACGACGACTTCAAAACGGCGGCGCCGGCCGTAGTGCCGGCCATCGTCGAGCCGGAGCCGGAGCCGGAGCCGGAGCCGCCGGTGAATCGCTGGAGCGAATGGGGCGACGCAATCATCGAAAGGAACGGAGGTTCACCATGACCAAGCAGAGCTGGTATCGGATCGCCGCAAAAAAGGGCGACGACTCCCGCGCCGAGATTCTCATCTACGACGAGATCGGTCGCAACTTTTGGGGCAAAGGCATCGCGGCCGAGGACCTAGTCAAGGAGCTCTCGGCGCTCGACGTGAAGGCGATCGACGTCCGGATCAATAGCGTCGGCGGCCAGGTCTTCGAGGGCCTCGCGATCTTCAACGCACTCGATCGACACCCGGCGACGGTCACGACGCACGTCGACGGGATGGCAGCCTCGATCGCCTCGATCGTCGCGCTCGCCGGTGACGAGGTCCGGATCGCGGAGAACGCCTTCATGATGATCCACAACCCGCACGGGATCGAGATGGGCGACGCGAACGCGATGCGGAAGATGGCCGACATCCTCGACACGCTCGCCGGTTCGCTCGCCGACACCTACGTCGCGAAGACCGGGAAGTCCGAGAAGGTGATCCGCGCGATGATGGACGAGGAAACGTGGTTCAACGCCGAGGAGGCCCTCGAGGTGGGGATGGTCGACGAGGTCGACGAAGCGATGGACGTCGCCGCGTCCTTCGATCTCTCGAAGTTCCACAACGTGCGGCCCGACGTCCTCGAGCGTGCGGCCGAGAAGGTGCGGCCGATGGGGAAGGTGGTCGTCGAGGCGGACCTCACGGCGAGGCTCGAGAAGGTCGCCGACGAACTCGAGGAGCTCGCCGACAACGCGGAGCAAGCGGAGCTCGTCCAGCTCGCGGCCGAGGCCGAGGAGACTCTCGCCCGCACGCTTCTGTGATCGAAGTCCGGTGCGGTGAGTGCGGGCATTGGGTCGGTGAATCGCCGACCGAGCTCGTCCTGGTCGAGGTCGTAGAGCGGGGTGAGGAGTCGACCGTCGCCCCTCCTCGCGACCTCCGGCGTTGCCCGAGCTGCCGCCGGGTCAACGTCTTCGTTGCGCGCGCATCTCTTGACGGGACGCTCACCGCTCCGGTAAAGTAGGGCGTCCAGCTCTTCACCGACGGCCGACGTTGGGCCCTCCTACGGCGAAGCTGCTAGTATCGACAAACCCATGTAGGAGGGTCTTTAGATGGCACCGAGCGCGAACCTAGTAGCCAAGCGGAAAGAGCTCGAAGAGAAGCGGACCGGCCTCGCGAACGTCTTCAAGGCGGCTGGCGAAGCTGGCGAAGGCGGCCTCGACTTCTCCGCGAAGCCCGTCCTCGAGATGCTCGGCGCCGCCGACAGTATGGACGCCGTCCTCAAGGCCCGCGCGCTGAATACGGAGATCGACAAGATCTACGATTCGGCGCAGGAGATGGCCGACCTCGAGGAGATCGACGAGAAACTCGACCGGATGGCCGGGGATCTCAAGAATCCGGACAAGCCGCGCCACGTCGACCCAACGGCCAGGGCTGGCCCATGGGGGATCGGCGACCTGATCGTCGGCTCCGACGTCTTCAAGGCGTACGCGGAGAACGGTCCATCGAAGGGCGAGGTCGAAGGGTATAGCCTACGTGATCTCAAGGCGACGCTCTTCGAGACGTCGTCCGGGTGGGCGCCGGAATCGGTGAGGAGCGGTCGCATCGTCGAAGCCGTGACGCGCCCGATCCAGGTTCTCGACATCATCCCGTCGGGTCCGACCGACGAGGCGGCCTACGTCTACCTCGAGGAGACGCTCCGCACGCACTCGGGCGTCGAGATGGTCGAGGGCGGGACGTACGCCGAAGATGCTTACGAGCTCACGGACCGTGCCGCGACCGTCCGGAAGATCGGAACCTCGATTCCCGTGACGGACGAGCAGCTCGAGGACGTCGCCGGGATCCAGTCCTATCTGAACAACCGGCTCACGTTCGGGCTTCGCCAGCGGTTCGACGGGCAAGTCCTCACGGGCGACGGCACTCCGCCGAACATCGAGGGGATCCTCAATCATGGCGGGATCCAGACGCAGGCGAGGGGCGGCGATCCGACGCCCGACGCGATCCACAAGGCGATGACGAAGTGCCGGGTCACTGGCCGGTCCTTCCCGCAAAACATCGTGATGCACCCGAACGATTGGGAGTCGATCCGGCTGCTCCGTACGGCGGACGGGATCTATATTTGGGGCTCGCCGTCCGAGGCCGGGGAGGCTCGGATATGGGGGCTCCCGGTCGTCCAGTCCGACGCGCAGACCGAGAACACCGCGCTCGTCGGGGACTTCACCTTCTGCCAGATCTTCGAGCGTCGCGGGATCGACGTACAGGTCGGCTTCACCGGGACGCAGTTCATGGAAGGCAAGCGGACGATCCGTGCCGACTTCCGGGTCGCGTTCGCGATCTTCCGCGGCTCCGCCTTCTGCACCGTGACGGGCATCTAGGAAGGGCATCTAACCCGAAGAGGTAACTGATATGATTGACGGACTACCCTGTGACCAGGCGATCGGATTCGGCGACGGACTCGTGCATACGAGCGCGCTGGCCCTCGGAGGGATCAAGTCGAGCGACAATCTCCTGGCCGTCATAAGCTGGGTGCCCTCGACGGGCGTTTACATTGGTCGTGACGTGACCGATTTCACGGTGGCGGACGGCTCGATCACCGCGGCCTCGGTCGACCTGTCGGCAGCGGGCACGAAGTTCGTCGCGATCTGGACGAACGCACCGGCCGCTTAGGACCCGTGGCGTTCGTCGGGAGCGGCATCAAGTACGCGGCGATCGCGGCTGCGGCGTCGGGCGATAACGAGCTCGTCGCGGCGGTCGCGGGCAAGAAGATCCGCGTCCTTTCGCTGCTCTTGGTCGTCCCGTCGAACCTCGTGATCGCGTTCGAGTCGGACGCATCGGGGACGGCGCTCACTGGCGATATGGAGCTCGGAGAAAAGAAGCCTCTCGTTCTACCGTTCAACCCGGAGGGCTGGTTCGAGACGGTCGCCGGTGAATCTTTGAACCTTGAGCTCGCCGGCGCTACCGCGACGGCCGGCTGTCTTTCTTACGTGGAGGTCTAACGACAATGGGTCAACTCGCAGGCGGTCAGGTTATCGAGGGCGGCCCGGTCATACCGGACGCCATCCCGCGGCACGTGAACCCGTTCGGGCAGACTCGACGCGTCCAGAGCGACGCCATCCAGGCGGCGGTCGACGCGTCGAGTGCCGGGGATTACATCTACCTCGATCCGGCGGTGTCGTACACGGAGAACGTCGTCATCTCGACGTCAGGGCTCACGCTCATCGGGCTCGGCGCGCGCGGCCAGCCGTGGATCAATCCGGCATCGGGTGGCGGGCTCCAGATCGACGAAGCCGACGACACCGTCCTCATCAACGTCGGGATCGGTGGCGATTCGGCCGCGGACTACGCGCTCAATATCAAGGCGGCGGCCGAGTGCCGGCTCTACGGGTGCAACATCGAGGGGCCGGACGGGACGCTCATCCTCCTCGACGGTACGGACTCCGCACAGATCTCGAATCTCATGCTCGTCGATTGCGAGTGGAAGTGGGGCGGGACCGGGATCGAGTTCGATAACTCGCTCTACGGATACCCGACGCAGATCCACGTCATCGGCGGGCTCATGCACAACCTTACCGTCGCCGCGATGGCCGACAACGCGACCGGCGGCGGCGTACAGGATCTATGGGTGAAAGACGTGACCTTCGCGGCCCAGGAGGATGGCACCGAGCCGACGAAGTACCTCGACCTCGTGAACGTCGCGAATACTGGGATGTTCTCCGGGTGCAGGTTCGCGACCGCGACGAACGCGGCCTCCACGCTGGCGATTGACGCCGGGATCTTCTGGGCCGCGAACGCGACCGAGGCGGGCTGGTCGACCGGACGTCCGTCCTAATGAAGAAGCTCACGGCTGATCGTCGCCTCTACCTGACGGTGGAGAAGGATCGAGTCGTCGAAGAGGGCGATGACCGAGGGGCTTGGCTCCTCTACGCGGTTGGCCGAGTGATCGGCGCCGGCGACGTCGAGCTCTTCGATATGAAGGAGGACGACTTCGGGCGCGTGATCTACGAAGGATGCCCGCGACTCCCCCCGCCGGAGGCCGAGGTCATCGAGGATCTCCAGGAGGACGAGGACGGCGAGGAGGAGGCCGGAAAGGTGCTCGCGTTCGGCGGCGGCGGGGAGGCCGATGATTCCGATCGGAATGATGATCCCGTGCTGGAGTGGCCCGGCCGGATGGGCCCGAAGGCGTACCTCAAACGCTACCCGACCGGACCGAAGGCCGAGCTCGCGGCCGCCGTCATCGCCGCCCAAGACGACGGAGCGGATGGTGAGTCGTGATCGCGACCGACGACCTCAAGGCGTTTCTCGGATACCCTGACGAGGAAGGCGTAACGGAGCTGCTCGAAGTCCTCGAGCCGGCGGCGGTCCAGCTCGTCGAGGACGAGACGGGCCGCTTTTTTGGTGCCTCCGAGACGCGCACCGAGTACATCATCGGCGACGGTACGCGCGACCTCCACCTCGCCGAGAACGCGACCGCGATCACGAGCGTCGGAGCCCGGCGCCACATCGGCGACTCCTTCGACACGATCACCGAGGGCGACTCCGACGGCTTCGAGATCCGGGCGCCGCGTGCCGATTCCGGTCGGGCCCGGCTCCTCCGGAAGGGCTCGCTCTGGTGGCTCGACGGATACGAGTACAGGGTCATCTACGCCTTCGGCTATACGGCCGGCGCGGAGCCGGGCCGGATCCGTCAGGCGGTGATGGATCTCGTCGCGTTGAAGTACCATAGCCGTGGCCGCGAAGGACTCCGGAGCTGGGAGGCCGGCGGCGTGAGGTGGGCTCAATTCACTTCGATCACCGAGCTCGATGTCCATCTCATCCCCGGCCTATCGAGGACGCTCGGGCTCTGGCGAGCTCGTCCGATGGTGCTCCAGTGATCCCGGCGCCGCTCTTCGATCACCACGCGACCGTGTGGCGCTACCGCGAGCTCCGTGGCGCGTCGTTCCGGGAGAAGACCCGCCAATGGAGCCGCGTCCAGGGTGCGCGCCGCATCGGGCTCATCTTGCAGGTGAACCGCGAGGCCCGGGACGACACCGGCGCCGGCGAGCGCACGACGGGCGAATACGCCGGCACGTGCGACGCCCACGTGGACGTCCAAGGCGGCGACGTCCTCGAGGTCTACGGCGGCCGGATGGCTCCACTCAACCTCAAGGTGGAAGAGCACGACGCCGCCGGCGGGATGACCGCCGCGCTCGTGATGGTGCCCTTCGTCGGGGAGCTCGCCTCGTGATTATCTTCATCGTCGACGTCAAGACGACCGGGATCGACGGGATCTCGAGGGAGCTCCTCCGGGACGCGACGGCGGTCGCGAAGTCCGCGCTCTCGAAGGCGTCGACACCGCTCAAACGTGGGATGGTCCGGCTCTTGAACGTCACGGGCGGGCCGTCGAGTCCGGGGCAACCGCCCGCCAAACTGACGGGCGAGCTCCGGAGCACTATCGGGAAGGGTCGCCCCGTGGTCGAGGACGGCGACGTCGTCGTACACGTGGGGCCGGGCGAAGGGAAGGCGGCGGCCGCGAAGGTCGCGGCGTTGAGGGCCGAGGGGACCGAGATTTTCGCGGCTCTGGTCCTCCACGAGTTCGGCGGCATCGGAGCGGACGGCCGGCGCTACCCGGCCCGGTCGTACGCACGCCGGGCCGAGCGGGAGGCCGAGGGCGAGATCTCGGCGATCCTCGAGCGGGAGCTCGGGTAGATGCGACGGGACGCGGCGGTCGAGGCTTGGCTCGTTCCGGTGGCGGTGGACTCGGTCGTCCAGGGCCTCCTCGGCCCCGAACCTGAGTTCGACATGGCCGGCGAACAGGACTACGCGGTGCCGAGCATCGAGTATTCGCTGATCTCGCCGGCGGTGCTCTTCGGGGAGGTCTACTGGCGGACGCTCATCCAGCTCGATATGTGGCTCTACACGCTCGCCGAGCTCAACTCCCTTGAAGGCGCACTCGTTCGGCTGCTACAATTCGACACGCCGGTCGACATCGGGACGATCCCGATGTGGTCGGAGATGCAGGAAGGCGGCGTCGCACTCGCGGGCGCCCGTGACGGCGTCTTCGGCCGCTCGATGGATTTCCACCTCACCTATCTCCGGGGAATGTATACGCCATGAGCGCACAGCATCCGATGGACCGACACGATCCCCGCCGGAACGACGCGCTCGGCCTCGTGCGCCGCTTGGTCCGCGTGGGTAACTTCACGAAGAGCGACGTCGATCGCTGGAGGGGGGAGCTCGGGGACGTCGTCGTCGACGACATCGTCCAGGAGCTCGCACCGAAGAAGACGGCGAAGAAGGCACCAAAGAAGGCACCGAAGAAGGCCGATCCGGTCGAACCTGAGAAGGAGTAAAACATCATGGCCCTCACGGCGACAATCGGCGACCTCACCGCCACGATCCGACACATCGGGCGCGCCGCCTGCTTCTACCAAGTCGGCGCGTACGCCGGCAGCGGGAACGATCTCACGCTCGTCTACCTCGGCGACACCGAAGGCGAGATCACTGTCGAGGAAAATGCCACGTTTCAGATGCTCACGACGCCCGAGCTCACGGGCGAGATCCCGCGCTCGAAGTACCTCGAGGGGATCTCGCCGGTCATCACGATTCCGCTCCTCGGCGGCGACCCCGCGCTCGACATCATCGTCAATCCGGTGCCGGGCGCGTCCGGTAGCGGTGGCGGTGGCTACGACCGGCAGCAGGCCGTCACGGAATACGCGCTCGTGATCTTCCCGGAGGAGGTCTTCATCGAGGACAGAACGGTGAAGGTCGTCCAGTACGACACGATCCTCAACTGGAAGGTGAACGGCGAGGCCGCGGATGCGGGCCAGCTCGCGCTCATCGACAAGGCGATCTTCTTCTGGCGGGGGCACTTCGAGGCGATCACGCCGCGCTACAACCGCGAGGACGGCGGGAAGCTCATCACCGAGGTCATCTTCCACGCCATGCACAACAACGCCATGCAGCAAGGCCACTACGTCTACACGAAGGGCCGGCCCGACCAGGCGGCGACGCCGATCATCGTTTCGTCCACATGATGCGAGCGGAGAAGCCTCCGCGTTTCGTCATCGAGGAGCGCGCGCGGGCGGCATACCGTGAGAAGTTTCCGGAAGGGAGGCCGTCGGGCGCGCCGGCGGCGAACGGGCGGGCGGCGTTGCGGGTTATCGGCGCCGAGCTCGCACGCATCACGTACCGCGGCCGTGTGTACGCGCTCGGCCACGTGAGTTTTGAGGACGGGATCCGGCTGGTCGAGGCGCGGGCCGCGATCGTGGCGATCGGGGAAGGGGACGACCCGACGTCCGAGAATATCTCCGCGTACGGTCGGGCGATGCGCCTCATCGTCGCGATGGCCCCGCGGTACATGGTCCCCGTCGGCCGGCTCCGTCGCCTCTTCTGGTGGCTCCGGCTCCGTCGTAACCCGTTCCGCAAGGCGACCGAGTCGGAGGTCGGTCACCTCTTGGGTTTTTTCTTAACGTCCCGGATGAGGTCCCGCGTCCAGTATCCGACGCCGGCGACCGATCGGGAGCTCGCCCCGATCTCCTAGACCAGGCCCTCGAGTTCCGGGCCGCGTTCGGGGCGTGGCCGCGGACGTGGATCGAGTTCGCTCACGGTATCGGCCATCTCGCTCGCGCCGCGGCCGCCGAGAAGCTCCGGATCGCCGACGCCACGGCCGCACCGCACCAGAAGCCGGCCGACTGGAAGCGGTGGGTGAGTGAACATCGCACGTTGGCGGGAGCCTAAACCGTGAGCATCCGACGCACCGTCAAACTCCTCCTGGACAAGGCCGCCGCCCGTAAGGTCGAGCGCGACCTCAAGGCCCAAAGCCGGCGAGTCAAGGCCGACCAGAAGAGGGCGTGGGCGGAGATCGGCCAGTTCGTCGTCGGCGCGTTCGGCGTCCGGGCTCTGGCGCGCTTCACGAAGGAGATGTTTCGGCTCGGGAGCGCCGCGAGCGAGACGGGCTCGAAGTTCCAGACGGTGTTCGGAACCGAGGCGGCGGCCGAGCTCGATGTCTTCATCGACAAGTTCGGCGCCCTCGCCGGCCTCACGAAGAATGAAGGCCGCGATATGCTCGCGATCGCCGGCACGATCGGGCAGGGCGTCGGGCTGGCCGGCCCCGCGGTCGCCGCCTTCGCGGGGGAGATCGTCGAGCTCGCCGCGGACCTCCAGAGTTTCCACGATGTCCCGATCGCCGAGACGTTCATGGCGATCCGGAGCGGAGTGACCGGCGAGGCCGAGCAGCTCAAGAAGTTCGGGATCATCCTCCGGGCCGTCGACGTGGATATGCGTGCGCTCGCCGCCTCCGGGAAGTCGATCGCGAAGGAGCTCACCGAAACGGAGCGCGTCACCGCACGGATGGCCCTTATCACCGAGAAGGCCGGCGTCGCGGTCGGCGACCTCGCTCGCACGCAGGACTCGACGGCCAACACCGCGCGCCGGCTCTCGACCGTGTGGCGGCAACTCCAGGAAGACATCGCGGGCGATCTCCTCCCGGTCTTCTCGCTCGTCATCAACGCGTGGGCCGACATCTCCGACGGAGCGCAAGGCGCCGCCGATGTGATCGGCGTGATCTCGGCGAAGCTGGTCGAGTTCGTCGGTGGGATCCAGCTCATCGCCGTCGAGCTGAATGCCTTCTTCCGGTCGATCCCGGCGTGGCTCAACCTCGCCACGGCGAAGATCAACGACTTCTTCATCAACGGGCTCGTACGTCCGGCCGAGCGCGCGATCAATCTACTCCGCAAGCTGCTCGGGCAGGGCGCGATCGACATCTCCTCCTCTATGGTACAAGCCAATGAGGCGTTTCGTGTAAGTGCGCTGGTCGAGCTCGCGGCATGGCGCGCGCTCGTCGAGGAGGAGACGGCCGCGATCGTCAAGGCGGCGTCGATCGCCGAGGAAGCGTTCCGGGCTCCGCCGAAGGCGGCGGGGCCGGGGTTGTTGGAGTTCCAGGAGTTCAGGATCGGCCGGATCGACGTCCCGGCGATCCAGCTCGACACCGAGGCGGCGCAAGCGTTCCTCGACGACCTCGAGCGCAAGTCGCGATCGGTGGCCGAGGGGATGACGGACGCCTTCCAAATGTTCTTCGAGGCGAACGGGAGGGGCTTCGTGGACTCGGCTCAGATGTGGGGCGCGGCCGTCGAGGCGGCACGAGGCGCCGGGGCCGCGGTTGTCGAGGCGTTCACGGTCGGCCAGGCGGAGAAGGAGATGGCGCTCGGGACGGCGGCGATCGCGTCCGGGATATGGCCGCCGAATCCGGCGGCGATCGCGTCGGGCTTGAAACACTTCGCCGCGGCCGCGCTCTTCCGGGCGATCCCCGGAGCCGTCGCGGGCGGAGGCTCCGGAGGTGGGGGAGGCTTCGGGGCCTCGCTCCCTCGAGGAGCTCTCGGCACGTCGCTCCCGACGGCGCAACCGTTCGGCCCGGAAATCAACATCTTTATTGACCCGCTCTCGCCGGCGGATCCGGACTTCCAGCGCGCCGTCCTCGGAGCCACACAGGGCGCCAAGGAACGCTTCGGCGAGAATGTGAAGGTGAACATCCACCCACGCACCGGAGGGCGCATGTGAGCTACGTAGAGAGGCCGAGGTGGGTCTACAACGATGGCGGCGCGGTCGACTACACGATGGCCCTCCCGCAACGGCCTTGGAACTTCGGGAAACGCCAGTTCGGCGGGAGCGACATCTCGGCCGCGGGCGTGCCGGCCGCGTTCGCGATCCGTCAAGAGAACCTCCTTTTCATCACGGTCCGGTTCCCCGTCTCCGAGTGGGCCAACGTCGAGCGGCTCGTGCGCCACGGCCAGGGCGGCGGGACCTTCACGTGGTATCCGGACCAGTCGGGCACGAATCACACGGTCTACCTCGATGAACCGGCGATGAACGAGGTAATCCGGCCGCGCCGCGACGGGAACGACCAGCGCACCTTCGAGCTCGACATCACGCTCCGACGCACGACGGACACGCTCTTCACCGACGACTACGAGAGCTGATCGGCGATGGCCGTCGTCTACGTGCTCACCGTCTACGATGACGACGACTCGACGCCGCTCTTCGATGTCTCGACCGACGTCGGGCACGCGCGGCCGTACCTCAAGGCGCCGGTCGGATTCCCCGAGCAGGAGATCAACTTCGCGAAGGGGACCGCCTCGATCGGCCAGGTGAACGTCCAGATCGTCGACGTACCGACGACGCCGACCGACCAGGACACAGGCTACCTCACCGCGCAACTCCCGGACGCCGCCGGGTATTCGGCGATCAACGGGCACCGCGCGGTCCTCACCGAGAATATCGACGGGGGCGGCGCGACGAAGGTGATCGACGGAGTGATCCGCTCGATCCGTTTGCTCGACACGTTCTCGAGCTTCGAGCTCGAGCTCCGCGACATCCGCGAGCGGGAGCGGGAAGCGAAGGCGTTCACGACGACCACGACGCCGACGATCGTCCCGCGCGGGGTGCTGGACGGTTACGGGACACAGTTCACGCTCTTTAGCACGACGTACGGCTATCCGATCGGCCCGACGAAGCCGCTCAAGGCGCTTTACCGTAAGGCCCAAGCGAATAGCGGCGTCTTCGTGATCGACTTCGCCGTGGACGGCGTGAAGGAACAGCTCCAAATGACGGAGCCGATCCGGAACGCACTCGAGAGCGTGACCGAGCTCGCCGGCTCGCCCGATGTCCTCGTGTACGACCGTTGGAAAGTGCTCTGGCGGGACAAGGTGGCCGGCGGTGCGTACACCGAGCTCGAGCAGGTCGCGCACTATCATCCCGACCTGTCGGAGCAGACGAACCGCATCACGTACCTCTTCCTCACCGACGGGGCGCTCAACGTGGTCCGGGTGAATAACGCGATCTCGGGCGACACGCTCCCGTCGGACAATCAGATATGTGAGATCATCGTCCAGTACGACGGGCCGATAACGGACGAGTGGCGCCTCCACATCGAGGGCGTCACGGCCGGCGAGCTCCTCCGGAACCTCTACCGCGGCGACTACTCCGACGAGGACCCGCGGATCCGGTACAACTCCGCCGCGCTCCTCGCGCTCACGACGCCGGTACGGCTTCGTCTCGGCGAGCCAGTCGACGACGTCCGCGCGTGGGCCGAGAAGAACATCTACCCGATCGTACACGCCGCGCCGACGCTCAACGCGGACGGCGAGATCGCGCCGATCACGTACCTCCTACCCGACGCGGACGAGTCGCTTATCGACCTCGACGACGCGAATTGTCGGCCGTCGGGTGGCGGCTGGAGCCAGGCGTCCGACGACGCCGTCAACGTCGTCAGGGTCAAGTACGAACGCCTCTATCGGGTCCGGTCGACAGATGAGCGCGGCCGCCAGATCGTCGCCCTTAGCGACACGCTCCAGTCGCGGGAGGTGACGGTCGAGCACCGGATCCAAGCCTCGATCGACCTCCTCGGCGAGCAGGTGCTCGAGATCGAGTCGGAGCTCTTGAGCACGATCGGCCCGTCGGACGGGGGCCCGTGGACGGGCGACATCGCCGACGACCTCGGCGCTCGTGTGGCCGAGCGGGTGGCGATGATGGCGACGGACCGATTCGCTCTCGGCGGCCAATACTTCGCGCTCCATTGTGACCGCACCGATGGGGACGTGGAGGGGCTGGTCGTCGGCTCATGGGTGACCGTTAGCGTCTCATGGATGCCGGACTACGGGAGCGGCGAGCGGAACCTCAACCGGCTCGCCCAGGTGATCGGCCGCCGCAACTTGAACGGGGCGTGGACGGCGCTCACGCTGATCGACGCGGGGACCGCGCAAGCGCCGCTCGCGGGTCCGACCCTCGGCGCGGTGACGTCGAACGCGGCCGGCGTCGTGAGCGTGCCCGTGACGGGGCTTGGTGCCGGCTCCGAGTGCCGGGTCGACTATGCGATCTCCACCCTCGAACCGGCCGCCGGCTCCGAGCTCTGGACGTTCCTCGGCCGCGTCTCTTCGGTGCCGACGACGCTTACGACTCGCCAGATTACGCCCGACACGAAGGTATGGGTCCGAGCTCGGAGCGAGAACATCGGCCGGAGGCCCTCGGTCTACACGTCCGCGGTGAGCGTCGTCGTCGGGGCGATCCCGCGCATACTCGAGGTCTTTATCCGGGTCAACGCTTCGGGCGTGCCGACGGTGGAATGGACGGCCAACACGCACACGGTCGGCGTGCGGATCGCCTACGAGGTTCACTATGCGTGGGAGATCCCGACCTTCGCGACGTCGATCGACGCGGATGTGAGCGATCTCTCGGCCGCGCTCGCGACGACCGTCTTCGACCCGAAGGTGATTAGCATCCGGATCACCGCGTATCCGGGATGGAACGGATCGAACGTCACGGGCTCGGCGGGCGACACGACGACCGAGCGCGTGATCGGCGCCGTCCTCGGTCCGGGGCTCCGCGACGTGCGCGTGCTCTACGAGATCCCGACGTCCGCCGACGCGACGGTACGCTGGACCCGCAACTCGAACACGTTCGGCGTATGGGTATATCTCAAGACACTCCCGGTGCCGGTCGACGACTCCGACGATCCGTGGCCGGACGATACCACGCTCCCGACGACGGCCCTCCCGATCGGGACGGACGAGTATGTCATCACCATCCCGGACGTGGGGAACCTCACATTTCTCCAGCTCGAGCCGCGCGGCGAGGACGGCGAGGCCGGTAACCCGGTCCGGATCGCGATCGACCCGAAGGCCGTCTCTATCGAGGTCGAAACGCCGTCGTGGGAGATCTCGGCGGAGACGGAGGCCGCGACGCTCGGGACCTTCACGGTCGTCCTCCACGATCCCGACGCCGTGATGGATGACGTCTATTATCGGACCAAGTCCGGGACGGCCGCCTGGAGCGCGTACATCCTCCAGGAGGCGACGCCGGCCGACCTCGACGTCTACGCGCGCACCGTCACGATGGTCGAGAAGCATCAATCCTACGTCGAGTTCCGCGGCCGCTACACCGTCAACGGCGTCCAGCATACGATCGTCATCAAGTCGAGCGGCTTCGACTTGGGCACCATCGCCAACATCACCGGCATGGAGATCACGTTTGCATCCGACGGCGATATCATCGTCTCGGCGCAAGCAGACATCGACACCTCTAACATTTACGTCACAGTCTCCGACGGTGGCACTCCGGCAGACCCGACGATCGCCGTTAATGACGGTACGATTGCTGGCCGCAACGGATCCGTTGACACAGCGATCGCCGCCACGATGGGCAACCTCATCACCGCGAAAGCCGTTGGTGCGAACGCGGCCGCCGAGCCCGGCCCCGTCCTATCGGCACAAAAGAGGCGGGGCGTGGGAACGATCCCGGGGAAGAAGATGCGGATTGCTGCCGCCGACTTCATCGTCCAGGATCCCGCGACTGTATGGTTCTTCAACGCCAGCGGGTATCTACACCCCGGCGCCGCCGCCGCACTCACCAGATTCTTCGCGGCGATTGTGCTGCCCAAGGGCGTGACAATCGAGGAGTTCCATCTTCGCGTAAACCGTGCGGGCGGGGCGGATGTGATCGTCGGTAAACTCGTCTCGGTGACGGATGCGGCGGTCGCGACCACGCAATCGACGCTCACCGCCGCGGGGACTGGATGGGAAACTCTCAGCGACACGGGCCTTGGGCTGTCCGTGTCCGATACAAACGAGATGTGGATCATCGAGGTCGCGCTCACCGCGAACACCGGGCCGAGCGCGCTCGCCGCTCAACTCCTATGGGCCGAAGTCGTTTACGATAGCCCGGAGATCGACAAAACCTTATGATACGCCATGCCGAATAAGGTCGCCCCCACGAACATTTGGGAGATCCCGAAGGAGGATCTCACCGCCCCCGTCCGCATCTACGAGCAGAAGGAGGCCGGCCGCTACGGCTTCACGATCACCGAGGCCGACCACAACGCCTCGCTCGTCCAGGATGCCGCGTCGGGCGACGTGCTCTTCCAGGACACCGTCGTACAGGGGACGCTAATCACGCTCATCCGCGGCCGCATGGCGATCTCGTCGCTCGCCCAAATATGAGGAGCTCCAGCCGATGACACTCTACAGTCCGGGCGGCCTCAACCTCGCCGACACTACCGCGCCGCTCATCCTCGCGTACGACGATTCGGGTACGAAGGACGTCGTCTTCGCGGTGTCGGCTTCCGGGGATCTGACGATCACGCCGGACGGTGGGGACGTCACGGTCACGGGCACGCTGGCCGTCTCGGGCACCGTGACGGCCTCGGGTCAGATTCTAGCCAATGGCACCATAGCCGCCGGGACCTACAGTATCCAGATTACCGCCGCTGTTGGTGCCGCGCGGGACATCTTCGCTGCCGGCCAAGCCGGTGTATCGAATGGGTTCCTAGTGCAGTCTACCGGCGCGGCGATGGTTTACACCTTCACAGGTGGACAGCTAATCGCAACGGGCACGCTCGCGGTTACTGGCACATCGACACTAACGGGCAACGTCGGTATCGGTGCGGCTGCATCAACGCAAACGCTGATCGTCACGACCCCGCAGGGTGCGAACAAGACGATGGCGTTGTTCGGCGTCACTGGCTTCTCTAACGGCTTGATCATCGACTACGTTCATGCGTCGACGAGCATCACATACGAGTTCTCGGACCCCGGCTCGGCATCGGCGGTTATCATCGGGCCGGATCTCAAGCTGGCCGCCACCAAGAAGTTTTACCTCGACGGCGGCGGCAACACGTACATCCACGAGAGCTCGGGCGACGTGCTCGACTTGGTCGTTGGCGCCGCGACGACGCTCCGGCTCACCGGGGCCGCGGCGGCCGTCACGGGCGATCTATCTATTACTGGTATAACGACCAGGGCCAATTCTGGCGGCTACTACTGGAGCGCCCAAGGCACGGCTACGGTCGGGACCGCCGGTGTGTTCGTCAAGGTATCGACAGGCACCAGCACGACGAGCACCCGTGCTGAGAATTTCACGATCAGTACGAACAACCGCGCCACTTACACAGCAGCCTCGACACAGACATTCCGAGTTAGCTATGTGATCACAGTCACGAGCTCGGCTAACAACGAAATCACGGCATGGGCGATTGCGAAGAACGGCACGGTTGTGGCGGCCACGACCATCCATCGCAAGGTTGGCACGGGCACAGATGAGGGTGCCGTGACGGTCGAGGGCTTCATCGAATTGGCCCAGAACGACTATGTCGAACTCTTCGGTACGAACAACGACAACATCGCGAACGTCGCGGTGGAGCATGGGACCTGCACAATCACGGAGGCATGATGGATCCGCTCTACGTTTTCGCCTTATACGCTCCGGTCAACGGGATCACGCACGTCGGCGTCCTGGAGGAGATCCGCGACGGACGCCGGATCAGCGTCTCGGGCAGTTACGGGACGCTCGATGACGATGACTTCCAGCCCTCGGCGATCGCGGTCCCGTACAACGTCAAGATCTCGGGCGAAGACCTAATCGACCTCGACGCGCAATCACTGGCGGCGGGACGTCCGCCCGCAAAGCCATGTTGGGAGATCGGCTCGGCCGACGTCGCCGCCTGGCTCGCGGAAGACCCGGCGGTCCGGGAAGCGCGGATCGAAGAGCGACGACCAGACCCCGAACCAGGAGCGTAAGTCGATGAGGGCATGGCCGATCGAGGTCACGCGGCTCGAGTTCGATCGGTTCTTCTATCCGTACGGGACGAACGTCGCCTCGAAGGACGTGAGGGAGCACATCGTCTCGCTCCGGCTCGTCGAGAAGCTCCAGGACCCGGACGTGACCGACCAACACGATCCGAGCCAAGATGTGATCGACGAAGCCGAGGAGGCGGGCGAGATGTGGTGGCCGACCCACACGCTCGCCGTCGACCAGCACACCTTCCTCTTCGAGGAGGACGAGAAGAAGCTGGCGCTCAATCGCCTCGAGAAGAACATCGGACGCGTACCTCCAGCTCTCGGTGCCGAGTTCGAGGTGCTCCGCCAGAAGTTCATCGAGGCGGAGTCGATCGACCTCGCGCCGCCGGTCGAGGATGAAGAGCCGGCCGAGGAGCCCGTCGACGCGCCCGAACCGGCGCCCGTGCCATGACCAGGGCCGTCGACGCGGAGCTCGACATCCAGCACCAGGTCGAGCGCAACGAGAAGCGGAGGCTCGAGAAGTCGCGGGCGAAGCAACGGCTCGTCGGCTCCTACGTCCTCGGCGCCGTCGCCGCGTGGAAGTTGCTCACGTACGACGCCGGCGGATCCGACTGGAGCCTCGCTATGTGGGTCGCGCTCGGGGTGCTCGCGTTCGGGCTGGCGTCGGTGGACCAGGTGCTCAAGGCTCTCAAGCGATGATCCGGGCCGTGACGCTCGGCGTCCTCGCCGCGGAGGTCGACCACGGCGTCCGCGAAGAGGGCGGGAACAACATAGGCCCGCGGATGACCCGCTACCGCGAGAACGCGGACCCGCCGATCCGTGTCGCCGTACCGTGGTGCGCGCTCCTCATTCAGTACGCCTCCGACGTGGCTGCTCGGGCGCTCGGGATCCGGAACCCGCTGGACGACGTCCGCCAGGAGGCGCTCGTCCAGAGCTACTTCGAGGAGCTCCGCCACCAGGAGGTCGGACGTGCGGCGGCCGAGGCGGGCGACCTGGTCCTCTTCAAGTTCGGGAGCTCGGCGCGCGCGTGGGATCACATCGGGCTCCTGGTCGTCCCGCCGAGGGCCGGGGCGAGCGGCTTCCAGACGATCGAGGGCAACACGAGCGATGACTCACAGCGCGACGGTGACGCGGTCGCGTACAAGGCCCGCAACGTCGACTCCGGCTATCCCGTCATATTCCTGACGTGGGGCCGCGAGCTGGCGCTCGACTAATGGACTTCCTCCGCTCGCTCCCGTGGAAGTGGATCATCCCGGTCCTTCTCATCCTCGCCCTCGGCCAAACCGTGCGAGCTCGCTCCCGAGCCCTCGGCCAAGCGGACGCGGCGGGAGCTCTCGCGCTCCATCTCTCGGTCCGACTCGCGGACATCGAGGACTCGAATGAGTCCTATGCGGAGGCCCTCGCCCACGCCGACTCGAGCAACGCCGTCCAAGCTCGAGCGGACTCGATCCGGATCGCCGAGCTCGAGCGCGAGACGGAGGAGCTCGAGCGCACCGTGCGCGATCTCGCGGCCGACGACCGCCGAAACGCCGAGGGCGTAGATGCCGCTCTAAGGGACCTGGGGGCCGTACTCCCACCGGAGGCCCTACCCGCGCTTCGAGGGCTCACGAGCGCATGGGAAACCCGCGTCTCAGGGCTTTCCGACCAGGTCGTCGCCCTCACGGGTATCGTCGAGGTGAAGGACGAGGAAATCGAGATCCTCAAGGTCGAGCTGGCGGCCGAACGGTTCGCGCGTGGCCTGGCCGATCGGGTCGCCTCCGGGCTCCACCGACAGATCGACGTCCTCGAGGAACGCGACGCGGCACGGGTGATCGAGATCGACGCGCTACGCGACGCCGTGGCGCCCGGTTTCCTGGTGCGGCTCTGGCAGAACGCCGAGCTCGCGGTCGGCGCGGCCGTCTTCGGTGGCGCCGTCGTATTCCTCGCCTTTGGCGGGGGCTGAGACTTAGGCTACTGTTCGTTAACCACAAAGGAGGGGGACCATGCCCACCAGAAAGCCCAAGGTCGGGGACGCGGCCATCATCGACGGATGTGATTGCGAGATCACCTTCGTGGGCCCCGGACGGGTCGATTTCAAGTGCCTGGAGCGCCTGGAATACGAGGCCAAGATCGCGGAGCTTCGCGCGATGCCGATGGACACCGAAGAGGTGCGAAAGGAGTACCAGAAGAAAGGCCAGGCCGGTCCCCTGGAGGCAGCGGCCAACGCGGCGAAAGAGGAGTTCATGGCCGAGCACAATGCCAAGCTGCCCCCGATGGCCGAACGCCAGCGCCTCGTGAGCCATGGGTGCATCATGCCCGGCGGCCAGCGGACATCCGCACATCCCAAAAAGGTCTATTGGGTCGAGCACGCGGGGGCCTGGACTTGCTTCGGCCGCTTGCTGTCACGGGCCGAGGTCGTGAAGACCCACGTCGACGACAACGGCGTCATCTGCGACACCCACGATGAGCACGGGGAGTGCATCGTGACGGAACAGTCGGACCGGAAGAGGTACCGGATCCATCGCAAGCAGGGTCAGGCGTTCGACCCTGCCCACGAGATCGCCGCTCACATCGCTCACGCGACAACCACGGCGAAGGCGTAGACCGATGGCGTCATTCAACAAGTTCGAGACGTTCGTGGGCGACCTTGGGATCGGCGAGAACCACGACCTCAACGCCGACGAGCTCAGTTGTTACCTGAGCAACGCGGCGGCCGACGCTGGCGCGGATAGTGTCAAAGCCGACCTCGCCGAGATCACTCCGGAGAACGGCTACACGGGACCGGAGGACACGACGAACACCGCGTCCGAGACGGGGGGCGTTCTTACGGTCGTCGGCGTCGACATCGTCATCACCGCAACCGGCTCGGTTGGGCCGTTCATCAACACGGTCCTCCAGAACGACACTCCGGCGGCTGGCCCACTCATCGGGTGGTGGAATCGGTCGAGCGTGACGATGGCGAACACTGATACGTTTACTATCGACTTCGGCGCGAGCATGTTCACTTTCACGTAGGGCCGGGTGGTAATATGGGCGGTCGCGTTGCTCCTGTCCGACGGCGGCGCGACCGCCATGACGCTCACTGTGGCGGCGGGGAGCGAGGAAGAGGTGACGGAGAAGGCGGTCGCGTTAGCCTCGGAGTCACATCCGGGGATGCGCGTCGCGGAGACGATCGCTCGCGGGGTATTGGATGACAGGGGGTAGGGCTGGTCCTACGAATCACGATGACCTCGCTCCCCGACGGGATGGTCGGCCAACCGTACAGCGTCACGCTAGAGGCCGAGGGCGGGGACGGAGAGTACACATGGAGGATCACGGAGATGGGGGCAATAACAAACGCACACGTCCGGGAGGTGTGGCGGGAGCTGTATCGTAAGGGGGCGGGCAAGGAGGAAATCAAGGCAAGTCCGCTCCCCTCGCCGGCGGAGATCAAGGCGATCCTCCAGGCCATCGAGGACGCTTGGGTGGCAAACCTCCCCACGATGAAGGCCGCGATGGATACGGCGGCCGGCGTCACGCTCGCCAACTCGACGGCCAAGGTCTACGGCCGCGCTTGGCTCGCGCTGAAAGCAAGGCGGGGAGGCTGATATGGCTACTTTAGAAATTCCCATCATCGACTTTCAGGTTACACCGGACGTTACGGGTGACTGTTGGTTTGCGCCCGTGAGCACCGAGTTAACCCTCGGCAATGCCGACGGTGCGAAAATCTGTGGGGTCCTCCCCGCTGCGGCCACCATTAGTGCTGACACAGGTTTCAAGGGCGGGTTCCAAGTACCCAGGGGCTATGTGGACACCCCGGTACTGGTGATCCGTGGAATCCTCGACGGAGCGCCCACCACGCTTGTCATCGCGTTCGGTGTTCAGTTACGGCCCCTAGCGGACGACGAAGCCTATGACGTGGCGTACAACGCACAAAACATCGCGTCCGCGTCGAGCGTGGGCCAAGCGGACGAGGACGTATACGAGGAAACCATCTCGATCGCGGATACTTTGGCGGCGTTCGACGACGTGGACTGGTTTTTCTTCATAGACGACAGCGTCCACACCTACACGGGGAAATTCCTGCTGACGGGATTGTTCTTCCGCTACAACGACGCGTAGGCCCGATGTCTCTCCTTTTTGGAGGTGCTACCGGCCACCAGGTTGATATCGGCGACCCCTACACGATCGGCGACTTCTCAATCCTTATGTTGGTTAATGTCAATACATTTACGTCCTCTAGAACATTCTGGAGCCACCAGAATGACGGGACGAGGTTCTCTTTACAGGGCACCTCGGGGGACCTGCGGCTCAGAATCACCGACACCGGCGTCACTAACTATATAACCAATGACACCCCGTTATCGACGGGCTCATGGTTTTGGATCGCCGCAACGTTCAACGAAGCTGCTGGCTCCAATAGGGTACACATTTACACCGCACCCCTAGCGGCGCTGCTCACCGAATCCACCTACGGGACCTCAAGCGACGGGTCTAG